CTTGCGCTTCAACCTCATCGGAGCGAATTACCCAACCGATCTGATCCGCGCGATTCAACCGAGTGAACCGACCGGGCAGGATGATTCGGTCGAGCTCCTCTTTTTAGGAAATGTCGATGCCTGATACGTCTGTTCGCTATTACGATTCGACGATGACGGGAGCATCCGCCCTGTCGGGAACCGCTGGGGCGCTGATCGGCGTACTCGATGCCTGTCTGACTACCGGGTTTGGCAGCGTCACGCTGGACTCCCTCGTCGTAGCCGCCAACGTGGCGACGGGAACCGTCAGTGCGGGCCACAACTTCGCGATGACCGGCACGACCGGGCCAGTGATCCGCATCGAAGGGGCCACCCCCGCAGGATTGAATGGCGACTGGCGCGTGACCGTGACCGGTGGTACGACGTTCACCTTCGCTACGAGCGGGATTTCTGATCAAACCGCCTCCGGTACGATCACGGCCAAACGCGCGCCGGCTGGATTCAGCAAGGCGTTCAGCGGCACGAATAAGGCGGTGTATCAAGCCGACGATCTGGCCAGCACTCGGCTTTATCTGCGCGTAAACGATGCGGCGAAAACCTACGCCACCGTCAAGGGGTATGAGACGATGGCGGACGTGGATACCGGGACGGGCGGCTGGCCGAGTGACGCTCGGTATTGCCTGAAGAGCACGACCGCCAACAGTACGGCACGCGCCTGGCGGTTGTTTGCCGATTCCCGCGCGTTCTATCTGCTGGTGCGCACCGCGTCGGATGACTACTGGGACGGGCACGCTTGGGGTGATCTGGTCTCCTTTGTGCCGGGGGATGCGTATCACGTCTGGCTGAGCGCCAACGCCAACAACAGCAGTTATGGCAACACATTATTTCACTTCATTGGCCGAACTGTCCAGGATGCGGATTTTGCCCGCGCCGCCAGCCAAGCGGCAGGTTCCGTGACCGCAGAGAAATACACGCACAACCGAGTCTACGCGCTAGGGTTGGGAGGGATGAACGAATACCCCTGTACCGCCGACAATGGATTTTATGCCGCGCCGGTGGATGTATGGGAAGAGGACGGGCTGCGCCCTCGCGGCCAAGCGCCGGGATTGTATTGCCCGCTGCACAACAGCCTGCCGGACGACGCAACGGTGATCAGCGCCATCGCCCAATTATCCGGGCGCGAGCTGTTCATTCAGACGGTGTACAACACAGGGCGCGCTGCGTTCGATCTTACGGGGCCGTGGCGCTAATGGCCGGGCGCTTGCTGGTGTATCCGCTGGCGCACTGCAATCCCAGTGTTTCGGGGCGGTATCGTATTCAGGGAACGGTGGATCGCCTTGGGGTGGTCGGGTCTTATCAGATTGTCCTGTTCAATGCGCTCAACCAGCGGGTATTGGCGGAGACGTGGAGCGCAGCGGATGGCACCTATACCTTCGATTATCTGGCCTACCGCGCCAACGGTTATTTTGTCATCGCGCATGATCGCCACACCGGATCGCCGCTCAACGCCGCGATTGCCGATCTGGTCACGCCGGAAGTAATGCCGTGAGCAACGCATTGGGGTTTGCGACCCCGCGCAAGACCAGCCGAGGGAACCTGCTGGCGGGCTGGCTGGATGGCGGGGCAATTCAGGTGTACACCGCCCCGCGCCCCGATGATGCGGATACTGCGATCACCACGCAAACTCTGCTGGTGACCTTCACTCTGCCCGATCCTGCGGCTTCTGTGAGTGACGGTGTGCTGACCGGCAACGCGATTGAACCCGTGCTGATTGCCGAGACCGGAACAGCGGCCTGGGCGCGATTCGTGGACAGCGCGGCGGCGACCATTGGTGATGGCGATGTTGGACTGGAAGATTCCGGGGCGTTTGTCGAGTTGGACACTCTGAGTCTGGTAGAAGGCGGGTACTGCTCGGTAGTGAACTTCGGCCTGACCGAGGGCTAAATGGCGTACTCGCCCCCGGTCGGCACCGTCAACCTCAGTCTGACGGGGAGTTATACCCCACCGGTCGGCGTCGTCACGCTTTCTCTAGGCTTCGATCCGACGCTCAATCGCACGGTTGCGATCATCGGGGTCACGATGGCCCCAACGGGCCGGCTGCGGATCGGCAGTGACTCCAATCTGCTGTCGGCGGTTTCCGCACACTGTGAAGCCGCCTGGACGCACGGGGTACCCGAAGCCCCCGGAGCACGCTCTGGATTTCAGGAAGCGACGACGCAGCCAATCTCCGGGGTCGGTCGTTGGCAGGGTGCATTGTCTTTGACCCAGGGCACGGCCGCCGTTTGGCAACCCGCCGCTTCTCAGGAACGCAGTCGCCAGAGTGGCTGGCGCGCCGCTACGGCCCTCGACGAGGAAACTAGTGCTGTTTGGCAGACCGCGCCGCACCTGGATCGAGATCGCGCAGCGGGCTGGCAGGACAGTCTTTCGCAGTCGGTAGCGGGTACGACGGATTTCCGAGCGCGCTTGCCGCTGTACTCCCCGGAGACCGCAACGGGTTGGCGCGACGGTAGCCCGCTGACGCTCCAACTGAGCGATACGGCACGCGAGGGCGCGCGTCTTCTGGCCGTGACGATTGAAGTCTGGCAGCAGGCGGGGTATCCCGGTAACGCACCGAATCCTGGTCCACCGATTCCGCCGATCTTCCGCCCGCCGTGGGGCACCCACCTTCATCTTCGGTGTCCTTTGCCCGGCACCGCGCTGCGACTAGGACGCACTCCCTGCCTTCTGATCGCTGAGCGTGAAATCCCGATTCGGAGAAGCTATATGAGTACCAACAGTGCCAGTCTGGTGCGCTTACCTGATCTGGAACCGTTGCCGGTCACGGCGATGACGATTGAAACTGATTTTGATTCCTGGTGCTGGGCGCTCTCCGCTACTCTGGTTGGGGCGGAAGCGTTCGCCCTGGTGCAGCCGAATCCGCTGGCGTGTGAAGTACTCGCAACGATCAACGGGCAGGAATGGACCTTCCTGCTCGATGTCCCTAGTACGCAGCGCAGCTTCAACAATGACCGGGTAACGCTCAAAGGTCGGTCGCGATCCGCTTGGCTGCATGATCCGTATACACCCCATCAGAATTTCAGCGAAGCCAATGCGCGTGAAATGGTACAACTGGCGGAAGCGGCGCTGACCAACACCGGTTGGACGGTCGATTGGAACCTCGATACCTGGGTGGTTCCCGCCGGGCGCTATACTTCGTGGAATACGCCGATTGGGGTACTGATTCGCCTGGTCAACACCACAAATGATGGGCTGTATACCGATCCGGTGCTGCAGGTCATCACTGCGCAGAAGCGGTGGCCAGTTGCGAGTTGGCTGCTGGATGCGGAAACGGTTGACCTGCTGATCCCGGAAGCGGCGGTCATCAGCCTGACGCAAAGCCCGGTCTATACGCCACCGCTGAACGGGGTCTATGTATCGGGGACTTCGCACGGCGTGCTGGCGCTGGTCAAGATTGCCGGCACCGATGGCGCGTTGCAGCCGAGTGATCCGATTGTCGAAGAACTGCTGTGCGATGAAGCGGGAGTCGCAGCGCGGGCGCGGGGGCTGAACGTGCTATCAAATTCCGGCGCAGGCTGGACAATGGACGCCGAAGTGCTGTTCACGCCGGAGGTCGGGCTGGTCAAACCGGGGCTGATCGTGAGCATCGCGGGGATGAAAGGGATTAGCCGCAGTTGTCGAATCAGCGCCTCGTGGTCGAACGGTCTGCAGGTGAAGCAGCAGGTTGGATTAGAGCGGCGGGAAGTTGAATCATGAAAAACCTGTTCAAACGCTGGTCAGACCTCAATGGCCGCTCATTGCGCACCGTGGGAACCTGCATCAGCGCCGATTTTGGCGAGTGCACGATCCAGTATCCGGGCGGGGGTATGGTGCGAGCGAAGGGCGCGGGCACGGAAAGCACCCGCTACTTTGTGCAGGATGGCCGACTCGACGGAGAAGCGCCTAACCTTTCGAGCCTGACGATTGAGATTTAGCGGCCTTGACCCGCTGATACTTCGCGGCCTGGCGGCAGCGGTTGGAGCAGTACCGCGCCCTTTCATCCGACGCGGTAAACCCGCACCCGCACTGGGCGCAGGTGTAGGAGCGTACCGGGCGCATGGCCCGGAGGGCAGCGGCGGGGGTCATGGCGGACTCCAGAACAGCCCCGCCCCACAAAACTCTAGCTGTTCCTGCGTGCTGGCGCGGAGCCAGCGGGTAAACCAG